CTTCGCCTTTCTGGTCCTTGCCTAGCACCTGCTTCGGCAGCGAGTCCAGCTTGGCCAGCTCCGTGATCAGCTCGTTCACCTGGATGCCCGTGTTGGTCAGCGCCCGCACAAAGTTGTCCGTGAAATGGAAGCTGCCCATCGACTCCTGGCTCTGGATCTTGGTCAGCGCAATGCCCGACTTCTCGTTCTGCCTCTGCGCCTGCGTCGGCAGCGGCATAATCCCCATCGCCGCCTGGATCGACCGCCGCCACCGCTCCGAAGCGATCTCGTAGGCCTGTGCATTGGGAATGAACTGCGGCCGCGTCGGCAGCGGCGGCGGACCCCACTGCGGCTCCCAGTCGTCGGGAATCCCGAACTCCGCATACGCCTTCGGAACCTTGTTCAGCAGCGCGTGCTCCTGCGGATTGAACTGGCCCTTGTACCCCTGCAGCGGAGCTCGCGGCGCCATGCCGAACTCCTCCGCCTCCTGCGACGCAATGTAGGCAAACATCTGCTGCGCATCCCGCGCCCGCCGCACCAGCGAAAGAAACAGCCGCTTCGATGTGTTGCCCACCCGCCGGTACTTCTCCAGGCCAAAGCACCCGATGATCGGGATCCAGGAGCCGATCCACGCGTTCTCTTCCAGGATCTCGAGTCCGTTCGTGATCCGCTGTGTCACCTTCCAGTGCGGCTGCGGCTCCTCAACCTCTTCGCCCTCCCGCGCGCCGCCTTTCGCGTCGTCGCTCTTCTTCTCAGGCTCAACCCTCTCGCGCTTCCACCACTCCGCCACCGTGATGTCGTCGCCCTGCAGCCATCCCGGAGCCTTTTCGATGTCCGCGCCGCTGAAGCTCCGCTTCTTCGCCTTCGGATACCGCCGGGCAAAAGTCGACTGCCGCATCGTGTCCGTGACGAAGTACACCATCGAGTCTGAAAAGTCTGACTCCCGCGCGTCCGGATCGGCGTACACGGTCGCCCAGTTCGGAATCCGCCGGATGCGTGGCTCCTGCTCGCCGTTCGGTCCCGTCTCCAGCAGCGTCACGCGCCAGAAACCGAACCCGCACTCCACACAGCTCTCAAACGCCGTCGCGTAGATCGACTGCGCCTTGCTCGCGTACTCGATCCCCTGGATGTACGCCTGCCGATGCTCCGCGTCCTCGTCCTTCGCCTGCTCCCCGCGCGGCGCAACCTTGATCGCGCGCTTCGTCTGCCGCAGGTTGTTGTTCGTCTGGTTGATGTACTGCGACGTCTCATCCGGCCACAGGCACGGCCGGCCGGCGCGATCCTTTTTGAAGTCCTCCGGAGGAACGCACAGCACGCAGTCCATGTCCTTCTGCGCTTCTTCGTAGTTCTCCTGCCAGTAGGACTTGCAATACGCGAAATCCTCGCGGCACTCGCGCAGCAGCTCTTCCTCGGAGGCCGACAGCGGCGCCGCGTCCTTGGTCTCGTCAGCCATTCTTGATTGCCTTTGCCCGGATGTGCGCGTGGAAATGCCGGCCGATCGAGTCGGCTGCGCGGAACGCCTCGTACTCCTGCTGCGTAAACGGCCCGAACGCATGCGAGCCGCCCGAATGGAAGTGCACCGTGATCGTCCCCGTCGCCGCGTCGTACTCGAGCGCGTGCGCCATGTCGCTCTTCACCGCATCACGCATAGCGATTCACCACCCTGCGCTTCGGCCGCGTGTGGCTGGCCTCCGAGGCCTTCCCGCGATACTTCGCGATCTCCTGCTTCATCACCACCCCATTCGCCTCGCGCACCGCGCGGCCTTCGTCGCCCGTGGCCTTCAGCACCGAGTTGGCCACATCCGACCACTGCCGCTTCGCCGGCGCCGACTTCACTTTCCTGTCGTGCCGCGCCGCGTCTTCAGGCTTCCAGGGCATTGGCGTGCCTCCGCGTAAACGCCGGAGCCACCCGGTTCGGCAGCATCGCCGCCAGCCGGCACTCCGCGCAGTGCTCCTGGCCGCGGATCGGCCCGCGTCCCCACCCGGCCTTGCGCGCCATGCTCATCGCATCCGCCGTCGTCTGCCCCTCGAACTCAGCCGTCTTCTCGCACGCCGCGCACTTGAGCTGCAGCGTCACGATCTTCAGGTCTTCACCCTTCAAGGGAGGCAGCGACCGCGGCCGGATCAGCCGCTCCGCCTTCGCCGCGATCCGCGTCTCGCATTCCGCCAGCGACGGCACATCGAACGAGAGCCGCGGCCGCATCGCCTCGTACATCTCCGTCCGCCGCGCCCCCTCGCACTCATTCAGCAGGTCGCAGAAGAAGTCCGCCCGCTCCTGCATGATCGGGTAGCCGTTCACAACGTCCGCCAGCGCCTGCACCAGCGCTGGATCGTCCAGCTTCGGCAATCCCATCACCGTCAGCTCGTTTTCGAGCCTGCGCTTGTCGTCCTGGTTCATCCCCGCCCGTATCCTGACGCCGTCCCCGCCGCAATCCCGCGCGGCGACGGCTGCCGCGAAGGCTTGTTCGTCACCGTCACGCGCAGGTTCGCCGCCGGCTTCGGCGCCGGCGCGCGCAGCAGCACCGCGTGAATCATCGGAGCAGTCCAGGCCATTACTCGTCCGCGACCCCGTCGCCCTCTTCCTCTTCGCCCTGGCTCTCGCGCGCCTCGCCGTGCTCTTCATCCTTCGGCTCCGGCAGCTTCAGCTCATTGGCCACATGAGCCAGCATCTGCTCATGCTCGCCGGCGCTGAAAGGCTTCTCCGCCTCGCGCGAGCGGCCGTACTCTTCGCCCTTTTCGCGCATGATCGTACGCACCGTGTGGCCGCCGCCCTTCACGATGTTGCCGTGCGAGTCCTTTTCCGGATGGATCTCCACGTGATGCAGCTGGAACTCCTTCTTCTTCTCGCGCGTCTTCGCGTTCAACTCCATGACATCGGAAATATGCATGAACTCACTCTCCTAGAATTCGATTTGCCTTCGCGCGGATCCGCGCCGCGGCCGACCGAGACAGCTTGCCCTTTTCCACCGTCTCCGTCGCCCGCGACTTCGCGTTCGCCGCGTGACTTTTATCCGGCATCGGATACTTCCGCGAGCCAGGCTCGCCAAACTTGCTGCTCGGAATCCGCTTACGCTCTGCCGCATTCAGCTTCGCCATCACACAACCTCCCTGTGACGCATATCCCCGCAGCGCGTGCAGATCACCGTAAACGCCGAACCATCCACTGCAGGGAAAACCACCGCCCGGTGCCCGAACAGCCAGCAAATGAGTCGATACATGCTCAGCTCCAAATCCCCACCCGAACAGGTGGCCCCTCCGCTTCCTTCCGCTGCCGCTCCGGCTCCCGGATCGATACCGCGAAGTACCGGAACGCGTCCGCCGGATGCGATGCCCAGTCGTGCAGCGGTTCCCGCTTGAACGTCCCCAGCGCCTCGTCGAACTCGTACTTGTAGTGCTTCAGCGCCTGGATGCCATCGCCGCACTTCTCCTGATCGAACCAGCACCGGTTAAACACCGCCCGCGCCGCCGCGATCCCATCCGCAACACTCAGGTTCGGCACGATCCGGACCTTGTACCCGCCGGCCTCCACCTGCTGCTGCACGCTGCGCCCCGCCGCGGCCAGCGTCTTCGCCCGCGCATCGTGCGGCAGAAACTGCGTGCGGTACACATACGGCCGCTTCGCCAGCTCGCGCAGGTACCAGCTCACATCCTTCAGCGAGTCGCTCACGAAGTCGATCAGCCGGAACTCAAACCCGATCGACTGCGCAAACCAGATCGAGACATTGTCCCCAAACCCCAGGTCCCAGAACGTGTCCACCGGCCGCACCGCGTCATACGGAACCCGCGTGATCCGGCCCTCTTTCTCCGCCGCGATCAGCTGCTCCTTGTACACAGCGCCTTCCACCGCGAGCTTGCACACACCCTCGTACACATGCTCATACTCGTCAGGATTCGTCAGCCGCAGGTGCTCGATCTCCGCCTTCATCTCCGCGCTCAGAAACGGATTGTCGCGAAAGCTCGTCTTCACCGGCACACATCCAGGCGGCGGATGCACCACGAAACGCTGGTATGTGTCATCCGATTCGAGCAGCGGATTGAAACTCACCCAGATCTCCGACCCCGGCTTGCGAATCGTCGGAACCACCATCGACCAGGACTTGCGGCTGATGTTCTGCGCCTCTTCCGCCCAGAACCTGTCCGCACCCTCGAGAGACTTGATATTGTGCGCCGATTGATCGCGAAGGCTGTGATAGGTGAACTTCGTGAACTTCCCGCCGGGCCATATCCGCCGCCCGCGAATCTCCGAGCGCAGCACCGCATATTCATCGTTCAAGCCGAGGCTGTTAATCCGATCCTCAAGCAGCTGGTGAACCGACTCCGCGATCGACTTCATCGACTCGCGCCCGCACGGTATACGCAGCGGCGATTCCACGCCCTGCACCAGCAACGCCTCGGCAAACGACCAGCTCTTTACCCCAGCTCTGCCGCCCCACGCAACCTTGTACCGGGCTGGCTTATACAGAAACCGCATGCAGCTTGGCGTCTTGACTTGAATCATGGATCCACAAATGTCACCGTAATCGCCTGCTGCACCGGGATCGGGCCGCCGCCCACGCCGCCAACTTCAGACTTGTCCGTGTACAGCTTGAAGTACTTGCCCAGCAGCTCGGCCGCGCGAAGCTTGTCCGCCATCTTCACCCGCTGATTGCGCCGCACCGTTGTCACTTCACCCACCGTGCTCTCCGTCGTCTCATCCTCCACGCCGGCCACTGCAGCACGCGTGAAATCGTCGAGCAGGTGCACCGGAATGCGATTGCCGGTAACCGGGTCGTACAGGTTCTTCACGTCGCATTTGAGGATTTTCTTGAGCTCGCGCAGCACGTCGTCCGCCTCGAGCTCGAGCTTCGCAACCTGCCGGCTCTTCCAGTCCTCAATAGCCGCCTGGACCTTAGCATTCTTTAGCATTCGGGAGCCTGCAACATGAGCGCTGGCAGGCGGAAACCCAGCAGCAATCGCGGCGCGCGTCGCATTCTCGTCCTTGATGTACTCGCCGTAGAAGATTGCCTGCTTCGGTGTCATCGCCTCACAACTCCAGCCTTGTCTGCTCCGCGCGCTGTGCCTTGCGTGCCGCCCCGCGCTCCACGCTGATATGCGCCCGTGCCGGCTTCAACCCGCCGTCCCGCACCGGGATGCGCTCCAGCAGCGCCGCGCGCACCGCCTCTTCCACGCGCTCCGCATCCCAGCCCCACTCTTCCGCCAGCCATGCAATCGTGCGCCCTGCCGCGAACTGCATCGCCACAACCTCGGCCGCCGCTCGGTCGTCAGTTGCCACCGCGCAGCAAACCCTTCACGCCTTCCACATGCGCAATCCGCTCGCCGTGCGTCGCCTGCGT